TCTGTTAATGCACCTGCAACAACAGCATTCCAAGAACTACCATCATAATATTTTAAAACATTTGCAGATGTGTTAAAAGCTAAATCTCCCGCATCTAAAGATGTAGTAGGATCTGAAGTATCTACTCTATATCTTTCTGCAAAACTATTTACACCAGATAAATTAGTAGCAACTGTATTTACATTAGCAATAGAACCACCAACATTATTAACATTGACTATATTTGTTGCCACAGTTCCAATTGTATCTGTTCCACTTAAATTTGATGCAACTGTTCCAATATCTGCCGCATCATTTGCAACAGCAGTTACTTCGGCTGAAATTCCTGAAACAGTATTAATATTATTTTGATTAGCAACAGTTGGAGTTAATTGAAGCCAGGTAGTTGAACCCAGATCATAAACTTTCATTACATCGTTAGTCGTATCAAAATATAATGCTCCATCCTGTAATGCGTTTCCATCATTATCTAAAGTTGGATTAGAAGTTTTTGCACCTAAATAACTATCATCAAACAAATCAAAAGTAGCATCAGCTGCACTTGCACTTGAAGCTGCTGCTGTTGCACTTGAAGCTGCAGCAGTTGCTGATGTTGCAGCATTGCTTGCTTGCGTTGTTGCTGTGCTTGCAGATGAAGCTGCGTTAGTTTCAGAGGTAGAAGCATTGGATGCAGATGTAGCAGCATTGGTAGCAGAGGTAGCCGCATTACTTGCAGAGGTACTTGCCTCACTTGCTTTAGTGGTAGCTGTTGTAGCAGAATTGGCAGCAGAGGTTGCTGAACTAGCAGCTGCAGTAGCTGAAGATGCTGCATTGGTTGCTGATGTAGATGCTTCACTTGCTTTAGTTGTAGCAGTAGTTGCGGATGTAGCAGCAGCTGTTTCAGATGCAGCAGCATTTGTTTCAGATGTACCAGCGTTTGTTTCACTTGTAGCGGCATTTGTTTCTGATGTAGCTGCATTAGTTTCAGATGTAGAGGCATTTGTTTCTGAAGTTGCAGCAGCTGTAGCAGAAGCGGCAGCGGCAGTTGCAGATGATGCAGCAGATGTTGAACTTGTTCCAGCAGCAACAGCATCAACTAATAATTCAAAATGATTTGTATCAGTTAATAAATCTCCAACAACACTATCAGCTACGCAAATATAAACATTGTTTAACTGAGCAGCAGTTGTTGATTTAATAATATCTCTTTCTACATAAGCAGCAGTTGTAGTTGTTGCATCTGTACCTTTATAAGTTCCAAGTTCTTGAGTAACTGCAATCTCTCCAGAAGCATCAAATGCTAAAACTTTATTAGCTCTGTTTGTAGCATCCACAGTAAATTCTGTAGATGTCATTGTATTGGTTCTTGATAGTTTTATAGATCTATCAATCTGCTCCTGGAGCTCTTGTGCAATAGCAATAGACTTATCATGTGCTGTTTCAATAGTATCAGCACTCATTGGATCGTTATCAATTAGATCCATTGTTTGAGTAATATCTGTATCTCTTCTAAGAACTACTGTTTCTCCACTTACTGGAATATTACCAGATGTGAATGTAACAGTTCCACCACCAGCATTACCAACACCACTAACTGTATAGTGAGTAGTTAAAGTTTTAACTGTTTCAGTTCCATTGGAAGATCTAATGATTACTTCAATTTCATTTTGATCAGCTACTTTAAAAGTATAAGTAAAGGCTGTTGTAGAGCCATCTCCATTATAACTGTTTTTGATTGTAGTTGTTGATATAGTCAATTGTTACTCCATCTTTAAATTGTTTTCTTCAGACCATTGTTGAAGAGCAAGCTTTTCAGCTCTTTTATAAATATCGTTGTAATAAGGATTAGCTTCTGTTTTAAATTCTTCAGTAATCTCTTTTTTTGCAAAAGTTACTTCATCTGCAAATAAATCTTTTTTCTCAACTTTATCTGTTAAGCTCTTGTATTCTTCTGAGTTAATTAATTCTTTTAAATATTTTTTTGTATTGATACCGATGTTGTAATCATACAAAGCATACTCTTTATTTTTTAAAGGTACATTTACTGTTATAGGATATGAAAGATCTCCATATTTAGTTTTTACATTTTCAACAGTAATCTGAATTTTCTTTCTTGGTGGTCTTGGTTCATAACCGATTATAGCAGCTTCTATATTTATTGGATCTTCAGTATATGAAGATAATACAGAAAACTTAGGTCTAGGATCTCCAAGCCAATCCACATCTAAAGGTAAATCATTTTCAAATCCAGGAAAGTTTTTCTGGATCATATCTTTAAATTCGATGTTTAATTTTACGAAATCATCTTTATTAACAATTCCATATTTTTCTGTTTCAATTTCTTCTTTACCTAAATCTTCAAACTGATTTAAAAAAGTCATAAATGGAGTAGAGGAGGCAACCATCTTTTTTCCATACTCTTTTAAAACCATGTCTTTATCTTCAGACATTTTTAAGTGAGAGATCATGTCTATTAATTTTGAAGAGCCATATAAAACTGAAGAGTTTAAAATGTTTTCTCCAAAAGCTACTGCATAAGCAGAATAGAAATCTAAGATCATTCTTACTTTATCAGTATCATAACCTCGCCAATCATCTCTTAACCTTGCAAGAATTGCTCCAATATCAGCAGCATTAGAAGCTAATAAAACAGCTGGTTCAAATCCATTTAAACTTAATTGAAGTTTGTTACCTGTTAAGCCAGTTAGTTCAGCAACTTGTGGAAAGTTCTCTTTTATAAAATTATGATACCTAAAACTTTTTGGCTGTTTGCCAGATGCTTGCTTTAATAAATATTTATCTCTGCCAGCATATCGATCTGCATCAGATCCACCAAAGTAACCAAAATAACCAAGAGGTACAAAGGTTGCCATAAAAGCCCAGCCTGTTGCAGCTTTAGCTTTAGCCATCTCTGCATCAGCACCACCTCTAGCAAGAGCTTCTCTATAACTTCTTAATACTCTGTTAGCTCCCATAAAAGGAGTTCTTTCAATTGATACACCAACAATGTTTCCTGGAGTTCTTAAAAAAGGAAACCATTGAGAAGTAATAATTGTTATTGGATTTAATACTTTTGCATTTTTAATGTTTGATACTAAATTTGTTATATCTCCAACTGCATCATTTCTTTTGCTTAATGGAGTTTGAAAAGTTTTTTCTAAGGCAGCATCATAAGCAGCCTTTGTCATAAATTCAGGTGGATTAGTTATTAATGATGCTAATACATCTGGAGCTTTTTCTTTTGCGATATTATTTAACTTAACTAACTTTAAAGTTTCTCTGTAAGCTAAAGCATACAGTTCACTTTGATAAGCAGCATTTTTAAAATAGTTATCTGCATTTTGTAAAAACTTATATGGCAGTCTGTCAAAAGTTAAAATCTTTCCAAGTACATCAACTGATTTACCTAAAACACTTTCTTGCTTCATGCCAAATCCTCTTGCTGAAAAGGCATCTGGTGGAGCTTCATATTTAGTTCCAGCTATTGAACTATTCATGCCTGGAAAGTTTTTGTAACTTTGAAGAGGTTTTTTTAAATTTAATTTTTTAAAATCAGCACTAAATGCTCGCCACATATTAGTTGTTGCTAAGTGTTCTCCAAATGCAGCAGCATCTGCTTCAAATTCAGCAACACTATCTACTGTTTTGCCACCATACATTTTAGAGGCATATCTTCTTTCAGCTCTTTGAATAGATTTGAATATGAAGTTACCACCTACATTTTTAATATGTGTAAGTATTCCAACTAAGATATTATTTAAAAATACTTCAACTAAGGCATCAGAAGTTTTTGCAGCAAGACTTTTTTCTGTAAATGTAATCTTCTTACTTAATCCTGGTGTTCTTAAATAAAGATCAGCTACATTTTGCATAGCTTCTTTACCACCAACTTGCATCAAGATATTACTTCTATTCAATTCATCTAAAGATAAATTTCTTATTGCACCTTCTTGAACAGGCTCTTTTAAAATATTTAATGCTCTAGCTACTTCAGTTTGTGCACCTTTAAAAACTTTTGTTAATTGTGCTGTTACTGCATGTTGTCTTGCAAACTCTAAAGCAAGTTTATCTGAGGCTTCTTCAGACCTCATTCTTTTAGCAAGTTCAGTTAATTTTTTATGTTGGTAAATAACTAAGTTTTTTGCAGCCTTTAATTCAGTAGCATTTAATGGCGATCCAGGTCTAAGCTTTAATAAATTACCAGCTAATGTTTCAGCATTTTCTCCAAGGATCTCAGCTAATTCGTTTGTCTCTTTCCAGGTTACAGTTCCTCTGGTCCTTTGTGCAATATCATCTTTATATTGTCTTGAGATAACATTAACTGATCTTAATACATCCTCACTTGTATTGAATGTATTTATATTAAATTCGTCTAATTGTTTTTGTGGAGAAAGATCTGCTTCATTTAAAATTTTTTCTTCCTCTGTTAAAAATTCATCTACTTTTTGCTTAGATGATTTTGGAGCAGAAACTGTTTTTTTAATTACTTTTTGTGGTGTTAAAACTGGAGCAACTTTAGATCCAGAGATAACTAAATCATCTGAGCTCTTAACTAAATCAGCAGTATTAACTGGTTTAATTTCTTGAGCTTCTATCTTCTCAACTTTTTTTTGAGCTTCTTGTAATAATGTCTGTGCTTCTTCCTTATTAAACTTTGATCCTTCTGGAAATTGTTTTGGTTTTGGCTTACCTCCACCAAGGATTTTTGCAATTGACTTAGCTACCATGTTTTGAAATTCCTAAATTTGTAAAAACAAATATTTGAAGATATTTATTTATTACTATTAATTTGTGTTTTGTGAAATAATATTGTTTTTCATGTTATCTGATACACTCTCAGATATTAAACTTCCGATTGACACTCCACCAAACAGTTCAAACAATGGTTGAGATGTAGTTTGTACTGATTGCTTCATCTCTGGAGTGATCTCAATAATTGTTACAGGCATAAATCTATCTTCAGCTTTGCCAGATATTATGCCATCACTTGTTTTAATCTCATCATCAAAAACTTTAGCATTCCATTTCTTCCCATACTTTTTAAGAAAGCTTGGAATTGTTTTATTGTATAATCTTGCTTTTCCTTGACCACCAATCTCTATAGCTTTGTCTAAAATTAAAGATGGATATTCATCATCGCCATCAACTATTGCTTTATAGTCTGTTTCTGCTCTTGTGAGAGCATCATCCAATTCAGATTTAGATGCTAAATCAATTATTTTTTTTTGGACATCTTCTCCAAATTCTTTTTTTAATTTTTCAAATGTATAAAGATCATCAAACTCAGTTATTCCATCTTGATCTCTACCCATAATTCCTATTTCTTGTCTTTCTGGAAAATAAGCTGTGATATT